TTGCATTTATAAGTGACGATCCCTACGAACGTTTTGAAATAAGATCAGATAACACTGCTGCTTCAGCACAGACAGATATCTTTAATAATGCAGACATTACTTATGTAGCTGGAAATACAATAAACTTTGTATCTAAGACTACATTAGCTGATGCTTCATTAACAACATCGTCTGCTCAGTTGCAAATTCTTGGAGTTACAAAAGACTCCGGAGACAATGATCTTACCTCATCACATGTTGTGTTTGTTGTAAGAATCAATGAGCATCAGTTAACAACTACAACAGGAGTATAAGAATATGGCTATCTCACGAGGACAACTAGTTAAAGAACTAGAACCAGGATTGAATGCACTATTCGGCCTGGAGTACAAAAGATATGAGAATCAGCATCTTGAAATTTTTGATGTAGAAACTTCAGACAGAGCTTTCGAAGAGGAAGTAATGTTGTCTGGTTTCGCAAATGCTCAAATTAAACCAGAAGGTTCTGGCGTAACATTTGACAATGCTCAAGAAACTTTCACTGCTAGATACACTCACGAGACTGTAGCTCTTGCATTCGCAATCACTGAAGAAGCGATTGAAGACAATTTGTATGACAGACTAGCGTCTAGATATACAAAAGCATTAGCAAGATCTATGTCAAACACTAAGCAAGTAACAGCAGCAAATGTATTGAATAATGCGTTTTCAGCTTCATTTACAGGCGGTGATGGAGTTTCTTTAATAAACTCAGCACACCCTGTTATATCTGGAACGTTTAGCAATACGCTAGCAACTCAAGCTGACTTGAATGAAACATCTCTTGAACAATCATTGATTGATATCAATGCATTTGTTGATGAGCGTGGTTTAAAAATTGCGGCTCAAGGTGTTAAATTAATCATTCCAAAAGAATTACAATTCACAGCGGAAAGATTAATGAAGTCAGTAGGTAGAACTGGTACTGCAGACAACGATATCAATGCAATCAAATCAATGGGAATGGTTCCACAAGGTTACGTGGTTAACAATTACCTAACTGATACTGATGCGTTCTTTATCAAAACTGACGTTCCAAATGGTTTGAAGATGTTCGTAAGAGCACCTATCAAAACTGCTATGGAAGGTGATTTTGATACAGGTAACGTTAGATACAAAGCTAGAGAGAGATATTCTTTTGGATTCTCAGACCCTAGAGGTATGTTCGGTTCACAAGGTGCTTAATTTATAAGCATTATTTTTTAGTGAGGTGGGTTTATCTCACCTCACTAAAATGATAGAAAGATAGAAATATGACAAAATTATTTCATGTAAAAATCCGTGCCTACGGATATAAAGCTGAATTTGATATAGAGGCAGAAGATAATAGAGAAAGTATAGAAAATTCTATCCTTGACAAAATAGGACAAAATAGGGTATTATTTGAAAATGCCGAAGGTTGGTATGCAAAATCCAAACTATGGCTAACCTATGAGGAGGTTGTTGATGGATCACGTTCAAGGCCTTTACAACAAGAAGAGGTCGTTAGAACTTGATTGGGAGCAACACTACTTGCAAGAGGGTAAATACACTCTTGATATGGTTAGGATTGACGAAGAGATAAGAAAAGTCATCAACCATATAAAATTTGCAGAAACTAAAGATGCCTTACTGCAAATTAAAGTAGAAAATTCAGCTCCTGAATTTTCAGTAGCTAGTTAAACTAGTTACAAATTATAGTTAAAAATAGCATTTTTATGCAAGGTATCTCTTGCTCTATTCAATAAATTAAGTTATATCTCAAATACTATACATTAACTTCTGATCTAGACGCGTATAGTCGACGGCCTAGAGACTAGATTGGATAACTAGGAGAATATAACTATGGCACAAACAACTTTTTCCGGCCCAATAAAAGCTGGAAATATTTTTAACACAACTGGAACTACAGTAGGCACAAACGTTGCTAACGTAGGTTTCGTTGTAATGTCTCAAACAGACACAATCGCATTTGGTGATACAAGTGATAAATCTTTATCAATTGTAATTCCAGCAAACTCACAATTAGTAGATATTAAAATTTTAGTAACTACTGCTTTTAATGCAGGTACCTCAAATACCCTTGATATTGGTATCGTAGGTGATTCTGATTTATATGTTGACGGCGCAGCGGTAGGAACTGCTGGTGATGCAGCATTAGGATCTACAGCTTTAGTAACAAACTGGAGCGACATCGGAACAACTGATGTTAAACTAGCTGCTAAATATATTCCAACAGGAACAGCTGCTTCTGCAGGTGCTGCAAGAATAGTTGTATCTTACGTTCAAAATAATAATTTGGCGTAGTAATAAATTAATTTAAGGAGCTCGAAAGGGCTCCTTAATACAAGGAGATAAATATGAAGTCAGATGTAAAACCAGTCATATGTGCAAGTAATGTTAGCACTGCAGTCTTGTTTACTGGACCTACAAGATTAAGAGGTTACATGATACAAGCTGGAGCAACTTCTGGTGCATGTGTTATTAATGGTTTAACAAATACTACAACTGTGAGCACTTCATCTAGTACAGGTGTCTATATTCCAATTCAAGTTGGTGCAGGTGGAACAGAAACATTAAATCTTCCAGAGGATGGTGTTTTATATGCACAACGAAATGGTGTAGGAATAGTAGATGGTATTGGAGTTGTTTCAAACACAAGTGGTTTAACTGTTACGTTATTTATAGAAAAATAAGAGGCTAGCATGACTACCTCATCCGGAACTACAGTTTTTGAAAAGTCACTTTTTATTGATGACATTATACAGGAGTCTTACGAAAGAATTGGTCTTGTAAATAGCACCGGTAATCAGATGAAAGCAGCTCGTCGCTCGCTTAACATTCTATTTCAAGAATGGGCAAATAGAGGTTTACACTATTGGGAAGTTGCCAATAATTCAATTTCTTTAGTGCAGAATCAATCTGTTTATACTTTGTATAGATCATCAGGAGATGGAACATCTGATGGTGTATTTACTCTTTTAAATGGTGCAATTACTGCAGCAAGTTCAACGATTACTGTAGATTCTGTATCTCAGTTTCCAGCAACTGGAACTTTGTTAATAGGTTCAGAACAAATTACTTATACAACTCTTAACAGTTCAGCAAAAACTATTACAGGGCTTACTAGAGGTGCAAATAGTACAACTGCCGCTGCTCATGCAGATAATGAAGAGGTTTATAATTATGATTCTATTGTTTATGGAACAGGTGATATTTTAGAAGCTGTCTATAGAAATACGGCGCAATCTCCAGTGGTTGATTCTCCACTTACAAAAATAGATAGATCTGCTTATAGTGGATTATCTTCTAAATTTTCAACAGGTACACCTACACAATATTTTGTACAAAGATTTATAGATAGAATTACTATTACTTTATTTTTAACACCAGGATCAAATGAAGTTAATAATGTTATTAATTATTATTATGAAAAAAGAATTGAAGATGTTGGAGCTTATACAAAAATTACAAATGTTCCATATCGATTTGTTCCGTGCATGTGTGCGGGACTGACTTATTATTTAGCACAAAAGTTTGCACCACAAAGAGTGCAAGATACTAAATTATTATATGAAGATGAATTAAAGAGAGCTTTAGATCAAGACGGCTCTTCAACAAGTTCATTTATAACACCTAAAACTTACTATCCAGGAGTATAATGGCAAAATCAGCTAGAGGTAAATATGCTTACATGATCTCTGATCGTTCAGGTCAAAGATTTCCATATGAAGAAATGGTGCAAGAATGGAATGGTTCATGGGTGCATATTTCTGAATACGAGCCAAAGCAACCACAATTAGATCCAAGTCCAACAACAGCTGACCCACAAGGTTTACAATATGCTCACCCAGATAGAGTAGAGCCCTCTGTGTTAATTTTATTAACTCCAGATCCTTTTGAAACAATTAAATATGCAGGTGATACTTATGTAAATGTGTTTTCAGAAAATCATAAAAGATCAACTGGTAACACTGTAAGATTTAGAGGACCAACAAATAGCACAGGTTTTACAAGTGTGCCTTCTTTTGATGGTGTGACAGATATTTCAGATGCAGATGGTTTTACAATTACAATTGGAAAAATAGATTCTTCTGGTAGTATATCTGATACAACAAACTACTTTCATTTTATAAGTAGTGATACGGCAACTACAGGAGGAGTAACAGGTGGCGGAGCAGAATGTTCTGCAGGCCCAGTAACTTTACAAGCTTAATATGACATACGCAGAACTTGTTCAAAAAATTAGAGATTACACAGAAGTAGATTCAAATGTATTTACATCAACAATTGTAAATGGATTTATATTAGATGCTGAATTTAGAATTTTAAGAGATGTAGATTCTGATAGTAATAGAGAGGAAGCAACGGCAACTATTGTTGCAGGTCAAAAATTTGTAAACACACCCTTTCCAGGGACAGGGGGAGTTTTAATAGTACAAGAAGCTTATATCATTCCTAATGCGGTATACACAGGT